AACGCTGCTGCTCCGGCTGCGACGCCGATGATAGTAGCAGTAAGCTTTGGGTTTTCTTGGACCCAGACTGATACCTTCTCGATGATAGGGGCGACGGCAGTAAGGATGGCCTCAGCAGCGGGGATAAGTGTCCGTCCAATCTCGTCAGCGGTGTTTGAAATAGTAGCCTTGAGCGCCTGCATCCTCTCAGCAGTTGTGGTTTGGATTTCGCCTGCGCGTTCTAGCTCAGCATTACCCTCAGTCATAACGGCATTAAGAAGCGCCTGCTTTTTCTCAGCGTCAGTTAATTCAGCCGCTGTTTTGCCAAGGGTTTGTGCAAATCTCTCTTGAGCCTCGCCCAGCTTGATGGTGATACCCAAGTTGTCTAGGATCATAGGCGAACCACGCCCGATACCTGTCACGATGTCATTAAATGCTTGGGTTGTGTCCAAACCAAGGGCGCGACCTTTAAGGCGGGCAATCTCCATAAGCTTGGTGACTGTTCCCATGTCGTCACCTACACCAAGGGCCATCGCCCGGTTTGCAGAAAGCATAAGATCAGTCGCTGAAACAGTCCCGGCAGAGGTGAGCTTGAGCTGTTTGAGCAATTCATCTGCTGACACTTCTGCCTGGGCCGTCATGCGACGATAACTCTCCTCAATTTGGAGACTGGCAGCGCTGTCCTTAATGAGCTTGCCAGTGGCTGCGCTGATACCAGCTAGGGCAACGGCTCCATACTTGCCCATTGTGCGGAAGCGTTCACCAAGACCTTCAGCGCTGACCTTCATCTTGTCTAGTGACGACTGTGCGCCAGAAAGGCCCCGAGCGGTGTTGTTCTGGGCATCGACTATAATATTAAGTTTTGTATCTTTACTAGCCACGATTTATTTTGCGGGTTTGCATCTCCCTTTCTTTATTATCGCGCACCATTTTCTCTTTTATAAGCTCTATGAAGAAAATGGGCTGTTCTTGGTACTCCTGATAGGTCCAACTATACATCTCACACACTGTCACCATAAACATTGCATCGTCCAGCTTGCCAAGGCTGTACATCCGGCAACTATCAGAAACTAATTTTTTTTTGCAGTCAGCTCATCCAAGGCTACACCCAACTCAGCAAACACTGTTTGGGGTAGTTCCTCAGCCCGGTCTTTGATGTTTGTATCAGAGCCATCCATAGAAGTGACCAGCTGCTCGATCAAAGCTAGCTGGACCTTGTATTGGACGCCTGGGTCAAAGTTGTTGATCTTCGGGGCCTCGCCTACAATCTCAACAGTCACACCTTCGTAGTAGGCAGACTGGATAGCATTGGTTTCTTTGGCAGTGGCGTAGGTCTTTACGACAAAGGTGTGGTCTTTTATCTTTAGTTCCTTAGTCTCTCGATCCATATGATTTAGTAGCTAGCTGCTTCGTTTATTAACTCCACCTCTATCATACTACTTTCTGTAGCATCGTAGAACGCTTTGAAGTCTACTGTTGCAGTCACTATGTCATTGTTGCTGTAGCTCTTTGAGAAGTTTGAGAACTTAACTTTTGCCAGGTCGATAGTGATTTGAGGGTTTAAGGATGAACCAATAGTCACATCACTGTTAGTGAGCCGGATACGCATTGCTTGGGCTGTGTCGGCAAGCATCTGTGTCTTGAAAGTTGCATCGTCAAAGACAAGCTCAACACTTCCCTCTACAGCAAATTGCTTGTTGAGGATGTCGGCCTGATCAAGTGATCCAAGTACTCGGTCATCCTCAATGTTCTTGCTGATACTAAGCTTAACTGACTTGATATCTACAGCACTGGCTGCTGCCAGGTCCCCTACAACAGCAGCGATCTTGACTGAGCCATGTTGTGGTAGGAAGTGGTTTTCTGCGCTGTATGACGGAGTAAGGGTAGCAGTAGCTCCGACCTTAGAACGGAACTGCGCTACGAACTTTGAAAACTGGCCAAGAGATACATCAAGGTCAAGCTGACCAATCATACCTAGGGCATATTTGTAGTCCTGGTTGCCGTCATCTAAAAAGACAGTAAGGCTGGGGTGTTGAGCAGATTGACCAACAGTGAACGTATGGGGATAGACAGTTGTTTCTTGAGCTGAGGCAGTTGAGACGGCACCAAGAGTAGAAAGTAAAAGGAGGCCAAAACTTTCGTCGTAGACATTCCCTTCAATCTCGCCTTCTCCGTACTTAGCAACAACAGATGCACCTGGGCTATCCTCTATGACGCCAATTGAACTTTCGTCCAAGATTTGCTCAATCCCGTCGTCGAAGCTCATGGACAGCTTAGGTAGCCAAAAATCAGCAGCACTCTCCGCTGTCCCTCGTGTTGCCTCTTTTGCGATTCCGATGTCGGCCAAACGGCCAATAAACTTGCTCATATGCTATTTGTCTTTAATGTCCTTTATGTCTGTTAATGTCTTTGATACCTTCGCCTCAGCTTCCTTTCGGCTCTTAGCCTTGATGGTAATTGGGGGATTAGCCTTGGGAAAGAAATACTCCCGTTCTGGCTGCTCAACTTTCATTTGACGATCACTATATGCTTTTGTCATATATCAACAGTATACCACTTCGCCTCCCACTAAGAGAAAGACAGGCTCACGACCTCCTTAGCCTGGATTACTAGCTCCAGGGCCACTAGGTCCCGGCCATTGTGTTGGAACGGCTCTGGGGCGCTTGAGACAGGCAAAACACCTCCCATAGCAGTACCGCCAAGAGTGGGGTCATTGTCGAACTTGGACAACATACTTTCTACTTTGCCCTCTAGGTCGTCGTAGTCAGTGATATCCTCGCCTTGAAACAGCACTAATATGCCAAAGGTGTAGGTACGAACGACGCTGCGGTTGTCTAATACTTCGCTTTCTACACTTGGAGGCATGACAAAGGCATGGGGATAAGAACCAATATCTACGCTTAAAGGGTCCTTTTTGATACTTGTAATGGTTGCACCGGCCAAAACACTGTCAGTAACAAGGGCATCCAGGTTTGTTTTGATGGCACTTTTAATGAGTGAAATGGACATAGTTATTTTGCTAGGTGATTAACAACCTTATCAACGGCGTCCTGGAAGTGCTTTTGTACCGCTGGTTCTGCTGCTCGGGCAATACGGTCCATGTACTTGTTTGGACGGCTGCGGTTGGTGCCGTAGTACACATATGGCGCGTACTTGATTGTTGGACCGATAGCGCCTGATAGGCCATTGGGGGCAATGTAGCGGCCTTGAGAGAAAGAGTTGGCTAGTTGGCCGGTACGCAATGCCCTCGGGGTCTTAAATTGGAAGTTTCGATCTACTGATTGTTTCTCCACCTCAAATAGTGAAGCACTAGTCGCTCGGGCCAGGTACTTAAACGTAAGGGCTGGGGTCTGTTTGAAATTGCGACGTAGTTGGTCAAGATTTTGGACCTTAATGTTTACGGCAATCATAGATCATAGCCGCGCCTGTAGTTACGAATAGTGGACACCATTTCAGCGTCAAAGATGGCAGCATTCCAAGTGATCGAGCTTTCACTGAAACTTTCAGAGCTGCGCCCCTCACTGTCTCGCTTCTTGAATAAGTGGATGACGGCCCGTTCACACACATCGACTAATTCAGCCGGTAGAGTTGGATCGTCGCCGCTGTCTGCCGGAGTAGCTTTGTAGTCTACAGCGATCGTTGAGTATGGGACCGCACCTGCCGCCAGGACAACGCTGGTGCCTCCCGCTGTGAAAGTCACGTCAGTTGATACGATACGGACACCGTCAGCGTAGACCAATACTTCATCAGCCGCCTCGGGCAAAGTAAAAGTGGTGTTGCTGCCATTGACTGTCCCGGTTGGTACGACGTTAAAGTTCCAAAGGCTTGAGGTCGAGATTTCGTACCCATCCCAGCCAGCGGTGTAGGTGATGCGAGTATTTCGATAGCCTCGGGGAAGTGCGCTGTTGAAATAAATGAGGCCAGTTGTCTCGTCCACGTCAAAGTCATCAATGGTAAAAGCGGTCCAGTTAGGAGTGGTATTGGTTCCGGCTTTGTATTCAATAGTAGCGACGTTGCTGATAGGGGCGTTGCGGGGGATTAAGATGTTGCGGAGACTGCCATACAAGTCAGAGCCGTCATGTTGCTCGTTAGTATAGGTGGCCGCTGTGAAGTCCCGGTTGCACATTGTCTCCATCTTGGCAGTGACGCTCAAGATTAAGTTAGTGATTAGGGTGTCAAAGTCAGTAGTATTGATCTTGAGGCGGTCCTTGACCCGGCCCTTGCTTGTTAGTGCATTGCTCATAGGATTATTATAGCATCTGCTACACCAGTTCCCTCTCCCCTATCGTTAAGTATCTCCAAACAGGCCCCTTCTCTTGTATATTGGACTATACAAGTAGGGTGGGGGAGTGCGAAAACCCTTATTTATAGCCGTATATAAGAAAAGCCCCTTGTAGGGGGCCTTTCTCATTGACTGAGTAAACAGTCAGCTTGGTTGTTGGTACTAGTCAGTATTAACTGGACCATTGTGCGCTTCTCCTAAGAGGAACACAGCAGAGCCAGGGAATGACGGTGATGTACCTCCCACATTAAGCACAGCTCGCAAGTATCGCTTTCGCGTTACGTTAAGCTCAGCTACACGGGCCACGCCAGTCTCGTTGTCGGCAGTGATAGTAACACTGATTGTCGCTACATCTGACCACGTAGAGTTGTCGTCACTTTCTTCAAGCTCAACAACATACGTTTCATCAGCATCAGCTAGATCAATGTTTCCTGCCTGTACAACAAGCATTGCATCACGGTAGCCTTGCGTATCTACGCCAGTACCATTTGCGTCAGCCGTTCGTGTCGCTGATACAAGTGATGCTACTGCTTTGACGTTATCAAAGAGTTTCATAGTTAGTCTTGGTTATCTTCTTCTGGTAATGCTTCGGCCTCGCCTGTTAGGTGCAGAGTAATCCGCTCCTGTAGGTCTGCCATTGAGCCAGACTTCTTAAGTCCTAGCTCGTCAGCTTTATCTTTAAGCTGGGCATGGTTCATGTCCTCAAGAGGCACTGCTTCTACAACTTCTTCCTCGACTACTACTGCCTCTCCTACTAGAGCGACGTCATCGCCAAGGTTAGCTGCTTCGGCCTCGCTCAATTCAATCTCAACGCCACGATTAACACGGTCGCCTTTGACTAGAATTGGGTTCACTGTTCTGTACATCATATTCAGTGATTAAGCGATTAAGATGCGGCTGTCTTGAATACTACGGCTGCTTCTGGCAGCATCTCAACAATTGAGTGTTCGTCAGTGAAGCGCATAGCTGTTTGGTTTCGTTCAAATACACTCACTCCATTAACAGTGGCATTTTCAGATCGCAATGTTTCCATTGGTCCGGCCTGTCCAAATGCTAGTGATTGAGTAAGGTTTGCAAACATACCAAACTTAGTACTAACGCCATCTGCTGAGAAAGCAGGTAGTACGTCAGACGTATACACTGGGTATCCGTGGATTTCTCCTACCGCCTGGATGCCGTTTTCACGTCGCAATGAACCGATAGCAGCGTTATCTTGCTTGAACGCATATTCACCGTTTGAGAGCTTAGAGTTTCGGATACGCGCCCATACTGTCCGGTGGAAGTAGAAAGCACCTCCTGAGACTGCTGCTGTTGGCACAGAACCAATAGCGATGGATGCATCATCTGGCGTAAAGTTAGCAAATGAAGTGTTGCCACTATTAAGTGTCTGAACTGTTGCGTTTGAATTTGCAGCAAAGTGGCCGATAAATGGTGATCCTGCGTATGTGCCTCCCATGAACCCTTCACGGTCGAAACGGTATGCAAGTCCCTCAGCTACAAGAGCCATGAGCCATTCAGCCGTATTCACATTTGCCTTCTTAATCATCTTGTTAGAGATGCGGATGATGTTCATCCAGTCAGCACCTTTGAGCTTCGCAACTCCTAGGTCTTTTTGGTCCTCAGTACCTGCTTGATCCTCCCCTACATACGATCCTTGCATTGCGTCGCCAGTGTATGTTGGAATTTCGATATCAGTCATACCGAAGTTTCGCGCGTCACGTAGGACGTGCCCTGTAGTTTCACCGATACGCATGATTTCGTTATGCACTTCGATAGGTACTAGGTAGCCTCCAGTTTGGTCGTTGACCGTTAGGTATGCTGCCTTCTGACCAAGGTTAGGCATTGAGATGGCTTTGATGTCATCTACAAATGCTTGCTTTTCTTCTGTGCCAAGTGATGATCGGCCTGCAATCATGTCCTGGACACGGGCAGCTTTCACCACTTCCGCTGCTTTTTCAGCTGCGACAACGCCGACAGACTCAATCAATTCGGCTTTGATGTCCGCATCTCGTTCAGTAAGAACCTCACCAAATGCGGCTTTCATTTCCTCTGAGGTCATAAAAGTTAGTTATTAGCGCTGATTAAGACGCTCGATCTGCCTGGCGTAGCTCAGCTAATACTTCGCTCAGGGCCGTGACACCTTTCTGCAAGAGCAGTTTCTTTTCAAATGCCTTTACATCCGGGTTATCTTGATCGTCGTCAGTATCAGTACGCTCCAGCTCGCTGTCTCCAGCCACCTCCAACGCACTACTGTCCTTAATGGCAGCAATAACTTGTTTAGTAATATGGGCAGCAAGGGTCTTTTGCTCATCAGTCAATTCTGGTTCAACCGCTTCAACCGCTGGGACCTCGACTACTGCTTCTTCTACTACTGGCTCTACTACTTCCTCGTCAATCTTCTCTGGGACAGTCTCTACTACCTCCTCTGTCTCTGACGTGTCCTTGATGTCCTTTAGTGTGAAGATGCCTTTAGTGACTAGGTCGTTGATGTTTAGCTCTTTCTGCATAGCTAGTGACAAGGCGTAGGGATTAGCTGGTACTGATACAAAAGAAAACTCAAGCAACTCAGCCTTAGTGATGAGGTTGCCTTCACGCTCTTTCTCAATAAATCCAACAGATGTTGCTTTAAGGAAGCCTGCATCGTAGAGACGACGCTTTTCTTGACCTTCATCAGTAGGGGCAAACTTACCTTTAGCTACTAGCTTGCCTTCTACTATCTCCACTGAGGTGGCAACACCAATAAGGATGTTGTGATCGTGACCCCAAAGTACAACGGGATTTGCCCGGTAGTGTTCCAACTCCCAGCCAGCCATTGAGATGACTTCTTGGTAGCGGTCCAGGTTTTCAGTAGTGATAACAACTTCAAACGTACCTGTATCCTCGTCACCTGCTTTAGTGGTGGCGTCAATAACAGACTTTGTGCCCTCACTTGCAGTGAATGCTTTGAATACTTCCGCTAACTCATTGGTGATCTTTTCCATATAATTATATTACCACAAGGCTTTTCCCTTTAATCAATACTAATAGTCTCTGGTCTGGTGAAACATCGGCAGTTGGTGTGAATAGGTGGCACGTCGATGGATCGGTAGTTGAGCTTTAGAGCGCCGCCCTGATCCCCGGCCATCACATCTCCCTTTTGGAAATAATTGCCCCCTACATCAATAACCTTAGCATTCATTGGCCGACAGTATTCACAGACCATCTCGTCCTCAGCAGTATACCATCGCTGGGTCTTGACCACGCCTGACTGCCGGTACGCCTCCAGGTTGCCCTTGTTGGCGATATAGAAGCTCTCAGTGTGGGCCACGGCCTTGGCTCGTGTCTTGTCTGAGAACTCGTAAATGGCCCCGACACGCTTGCTTAGCTCATTGAGGCCCTCGCCCTCCTTAATCCCCTCGTTCAAAGCAATCTTGAGCAGCTTAGCTGTGGTGTCGTTGTAGCTTCTGGCTAGTCGCTTAGTAGCGATGGTCACAGTCTTGGCTAGTGCATCGGCCCCGCTGTCAAAGACGCCTTCAAAGCCTTGGGCAGCATACTCAGCCAAGGCTTGCTCAGTCATAAGGCCACGTAGGATTGGATAGACGAAGTTAATCATCGCCCCGACTTCTTGCTTCATGTCCAGGATGTCAGTTTTGCTGACGCCCTTGGTGATATGGCCCAGGTCCTGGATCACACGGCTGCGTTGTTCGCTGTTAAAGATACGGACGGCGTTGGCTACTTGCTCCAGGTAGCTCTCCACTCGGCCAACAAAGTCGCGGTGGTCAGCAGCGTCCTTGATGTCCTTAGCAGTTAGTCCGTCACTACTGTTTTTTTGGAGAATGTCAGTCAGTCGCTCAGCAGTACCCTCAATCCTCTCGAACTTAGCTGCAACCTCCCTCACATGTGGTGGAATGGCCCGTGATCGCTTCTGGTGGCCCTTCTTGGGCGTGTCGTCATCTTCTGGCAGATCGTCGGCTGGTGCCGCTTGTGGCGCTGCTTCTGGCTCACCTAAAGGGACTTGGAATGGTGCGCCGTAGATGGTGTCGCCTCCTGCTACTGGTGGCAAACCGTCCTCAGCTCGGGCTTCGTTCACAGTCATAGTCTGTTGACGGCCAAGAGATAGCTCCCGGCGTTTAAGCTCAATCTCACTATTTACAGGGATGAAGTCGGCGTCGTATGAGAAGTAGAATTGGCCAGTCGTGTCGAGTGACGGGGCAATATAAATATTCAAAAACTCAACAAGGTCATCAATGGCAGGCTTGATAGTGTATTTAGCAAATACGTATTCATTGGCCTCAGCATTGGCCCGGTTCACATCCTCCACTAGACCAACAATAGATTTTGGTACACCAAACGCGGCCAGTATCTTGTCCCGGTAACGGTCGTCAGTAGCGCCCATCTCCATCTCAGCCATGTTGGCTGTAGTCCGGGTGGCCTTGCTGCCTTTGGGTAGTACTCCCCACTTGTGGAAGTTACTGACGCCAGTGTGGTCATTATGGAGGCCAGCCTTAATCATCTTGATACGCTCCATGCTCTCCTCTTGGGTTTCAATAAAGCCACCAAAGACAGCGCCGTTCTGGAAGAAGCGGGCGAGTAATTCATTAGAGTATGAGCTGATATCTACCCAACGGGCAATCTTGGCCAGTTTACCAACGCCCCAGTATGGACGGGCTGGGTCAATGTATCGGTCATGTAGTACATCTTTAAGGGCCAGGTTGCGCTGTGCGCCTTGAGCCGTGTGCCGGTAGCCAGTGAGCTGATCCTTAACCATAATAGGGGACACAGATGTTGGGATAAGAGGCTTGAGACGTAGGCCCTTTTCACGCTCCCAAAAGGCGTTGCCAGTTAGCTCCTTGTATACAGTGTTGAGGTAGACGAAGTCCTTGCCGGTAAAACCATTGCCGGGTTTCTCCATAAACTGGACCAAGGGGCCATCAAATACTTCTTGATCGTCCCCGTTGCGCTTGTATCGCATGACCTTAATGGGGATAGAGGCAACTGACATGGCCACCTTATCTACAGCAATAAAAACCCACTCTTGATTAGCATCGAGCAAGGCCCGTTCATTAACGCCGCTGTTGCTGTGGCCTCCTACCGTGGTCCAGTCGCCTCCGAAGGATTGGTCGGCTGACTTCTTGCTAAAAAATGCTTGGAAGCGTTCGCTGATATTCATACCTCAATAATAGCATGTTAAATCCACATGATACCTAGGTTGTCGCCCTCTGTCGGTCGACTAAGCGTCAAAGCCAGAGCATCCCCCACGTTTGGCGACTTCACGCCACGCTTTTTCATTTCCTCTTTGCCCTCAAGCTGCATCTTGCCCGCTGACGTGATCTTGTACTTAGGCTGCGCCAGCTCATAAAAGCCCTCATGCTTCTCTAGGATGGCATCACGTAGCCACTGCTCGACGTTGGCCCAGCTCTCAATACGGATGTTGATGTAGGTGGCCGGATCACGGGCTTGGCCTGCGACGTTGACCCCAAACACACGGTCAGCAAGGTCTGGCTGTTCTCGGAGACGATCAAATACCCCAGCTCCCAGTCCCCCGGTGATGTCGATGTAGAGCTTCACCTTTCTATTGGCCCGTAAGTATAAGGCAGACTTTCCAGCCAAGAGCATGGTGTCATTGCCGTTGACTACCCACTCCACCTTGGCCTTGTTGCCGGTACGACGGACCAGGGCGCTGTCATCCTCGCCAAACCGGGCCACGTCTAAGCCAGCCACGTCGTCGTCTTGGTCCTGTAGCTCCCGGTCGGTGTTGTAGGCGTTCTCGATTAGGTCCAAGCCGATAAGGGTGTTAGAGGCTTGGTCTGGAAACTCCCCCAGTACCCGGACCTTATAAGCAGGGGAATTGATCCCGTACCGGGTGGCTACTTCTTCGACAAAGTGATGGTCTGTTAGGCCAGGAATGACTTGGCGCTGTTCGATTACGTTGGGGATATCAAAGGCGCTGATACGTATCTTGCTGAAAGTCGGGTCCTTAAAGGCGTCGTAGAATGGCCCACTGTTCTGGTTCGGGTTGCCGATAACGACAAAACGGACCACGGCTCCTCCAGACATGGCCCCTACAGCAGCTTCCCAGATGGATTTGGGGATACCTGACGCTTCGTCAAATATCATCATTATGTTTTCAGCATGCCAGCCCTGGAAGCCAGCGACGTTGTCGGGATTATTAGCGATGCCCTTGGCAAACCAAGTAGGTAGTATTGAAAGTTCTGTCTTGAGTAGCTTGCCGCCAAGGGGGACCAGGGCGTTCTGGTAAGCATCCCGGAAGTAGCGCCAGTACTGGTTTTCTACCTGGGTCCACGTCGGGGCAGTGTTAATCACGACGGAGTTGGGGAAGGCCATTAAGAACCGCACACCCTCTCGGGCGATGTGGAAAGTCTTACCGGCCCCGTTGCAAGAACGGATGGCGGTGTTGCGGTTGTCCCGGATACTGTAGCTAATTTCTAGCTGTTTCTCCCAGGGGACATAGTCAAGTATCTCGCGGTAGAAAAACTCTGGATCGTTCCAGATTAGTTCTTGCAGTACCGCTGGATCAACGTCCTTTGGATTTTTGCTTTTTAGCATGATGAGCGGCGAGTAGTACGTCAGACAAGGTCTTGCCCCCGCTGGTGATATCTACTTTGTCAGAGACTTTGCCATAAAGGCCATTACTGATTTCTGAGTAGTGGAAGTAACTGCCCTTGATAGCCTTTTCGATCCCGGCTACTTGGATCAGCTCCTCCATTTCCTCGGGGTCCATCTTCTTCTTCTCAGCGATGCGACTGATAGCTGCCCAAAGGACAGTGCGGCGGTTCCTGGCACCTACTGGACGGCCAATAGGATTGCCACTTTCACCAGGCTTAAACTGGGTGACTTCGCGGCCTGTTTTCTTAGTGGTACGCTTCTTCGCAGCAGCTTTCTTACCAGTTGCTGACCTGTTGTTTTTGGGCTTGGGCTTAGGTGTAGCCATATGCTTGGATTGTATCATACAGCCGAGATAACTACTGCCCCCTCCCCCACTTAGATGTCTCTTATTCAAGGACATAGACGTAGTGAGAATAGTATTCTCCTTTTTTGAGATATGCCCGCCAAAACATGCGGATAGGTTTTATGTAAATAAGTATACAGCAGAGTCAAAAAGTGTCACCTGTGTACAAGTACCTATAGCGTCCATGAAACCAATTAACGTACGTACGGTGACAACTTTTTTCAAATTGCTCCCATATTTATATATATACTTATATTTTAACTACACCAATTTAAGTAAAAAGTTGTCATCT